AGATGGTCAATGACTTTAATGACTACGGATGGAATGCTGATGATCATGTTCATAAGATTTACTCTGGCAAGGACAAGAATACTGATAAACCGATCATCATTTCTACTTGGCAATCTATTTACAAATTTCCTAAGAGATACTTCGATGATATCGATTGTGTGATTGGAGATGAAGCTCATCTCTTCAAGTCTAAGTCATTAACAGGCATTATGACGAAACTTCATAATGCGAAATATAGGTTTGGATTTACTGGAACACTTGACGGTAGCAAGACACATAAATGGGTGTTAGAAGGATTGTTTGGTGACTGCGAACAAGTTACCAAAACAGATAGTCTAATTAAAGAAGGTTATCTTAGTAAGTTTAGGATCAAAGTGCTGTTGTGTAAACATGCTCCTCAGTATTTTGAAACATATCATGATGAGATGGAGTATCTCGTGACACACCGTGGTAGAAATAACCTTATCAAAAATCTAGTAAAAGATATTGAGGGTAATACTCTAGTTCTATTTAACTATATCGAGAAGCATGGGGAACCACTTTATGAGTTGATAAATAGCACTATAGATCCATCGCGCAAGTTATTCTTTGTGCATGGTGGTACGGATGTAGAAGACCGAGAAGAAGTCCGACAGATTACTGAGACTGAGAACAACGCTGTTATCATCGCATCTTACGGAACTTTCTCTACTGGTATTAACATCAAACGATTACACAATATTATCTTTGCGTCCCCTAGTAAGTCGCGCATCCGCAATCTTCAGTCCATCGGACGTGTCCTCAGGAAAGGCGAAGGCAAAGACATGGCAACCTTGTATGATATCGCTGATGATATTGGCGGACAAAACTATACACTCAAGCATTTGAATGAAAGAGTAAACATCTATAATGATGAAAACTTTAAGTATGAGGTTATCAAAATAAACCTTAGAGCTGGATAACATGGATGAAGAATTTTATGCAACAATAAAGTTGTTGACAGGAGAGGAGATTGTAGCAAAAGTTTGTTACCTAGAAGATGAAGATAAAATTTTACTAGAAAACCCTCTCTTAGTTGAACTTGCCAAACAAAGAAAGGGTCATTTAGAGGTAACAGGTTTTTCTTTTAAAGAATGGATCAGTGCCACTTTTGACACTATGTTTGTAATGAACCGTGATCACATAATCACGATGACAGAAGTAAATGGCGAAATCCTAGAGTTTTATGAAAAAACTTTAAACAGGTTAGATGGTGCTAAATCTCTAACAGGTAGAGGTAACAAATTACCTAGAGCATCAGGATACTTAGGTTCAGTAAAAGAAATGAAGAAATCTTTAGAAGATATCTATAAGAAATCTTAGAAGCTATTACTTGACTTGAACCTCGACAAGGTTAATTGTACTGAGTTTCTGAGGTCTTGTCAAGCCCCTTTACAATTTCAACACTGAATGGTATACTTGATACATGATATGTAAGTAAAACATCGTGGCATACGCAGTAATGGCAAAAAGAAAGCAAACCGAATACTATGTGAACAACAAGGAATTCCTTGCTGCCATTACCGAGTATCGGATTAAAGTTCAGCGAGCAAAGGAACTAGGTAAACCGCGACCTCGTGTTACGAATTACCTAGGAGAATGCTTCTTGAAGATCGCCACGCACCTGTCTTACAAACCAAACTTTGTTAACTACATGTTCCGTGAGGACATGATCTGCGACGGTATTGAAAATTGCCTCCAGTATATTGACAACTTTGATCCTGAGAAATCAAAGAACCCGTTTGCTTACTTTACACAAATCATTTACTACGCTTTCCTACGCCGCATTCAGAAAGAGAAGAAGCAACTGGAGATTAAACAAAGGGTTTTGGAAAAATCTGGTTATGATGAAGTCATGCATACTGATAGTTATGATGGTAGTATGTCAGGCATGAACGCTTCCTATTCTGACATGGGTAGCATCAAAGAAAACATTGAAACTAGAATGAACCGATGAGTGAAGAACAAGATTATGAATGGTATGAAACACCCTATGGAAAATTCAGAGTTGCAGCGTCAAGGTTTGGAACGTGGAATAGCTTTGGTGAGGATGGCAAGGCTCTCATCACAGGACTTACGAAAGAAGTTGTCATGGCAGGAACGAGATTCCACTTGGAAGGTGTCGCTACCAACTGGGCAAACTGCACAACTTCCCAGCAGTTTGATGGAGTAGTTGGTGGTAAACTATGAAGATCGCACTTATTACAGACCAGCATCTTGATGGACGCAAAGGCAATCTAGCATTCTGGAATTATTTTCAAAAGTTCTACGATGAAATCTTTTTTCCTACGCTTGAGAAAAGAGGTGTCAAGACCATCATTGATCTGGGTGACACTTTCGATAATCGAAAGTCTATGGACTATAATACTTTTAACCGTGTTGATACGAATTATTTCCAAAGACTGAAACCATACAATGTGCATATGATCCTTGGCAATCATTGCACGTATTACAAGAACACAAACAAGATCAACTCACCCGAACTTCTTTTGGAGAAGTATCAAAACATTACGGTGTATTCTGAACCAAAAGAAATTGTTCTTGGTAAAAAAGTATTCTTGATGATGCCATGGATAAACTCTGGCAACAAAGAAGAATGTTTGAGACTAATCTCTGAAAGTGAAGCAGACATTATGTGTGGTCACCTTGAGTGTGATGGTTTCGAAGTCACACCAGGCATGAAGTTTGAAGGTGGTTTCAATGTATCTGATTTCAAAAATTTCAAACGTGTATGGTCTGGACATTTCCATCACAAGTCTAAACATGGCAATGTTCAATACCTAGGCAACCCTTACCAGATGTTCTGGAATGATTATAAAGACACTCGTGGTTTCCATATCTACGATACTGAAAGTGATCGACTTGAGTATATCAAGAACCCGTTTGAAATCTTCGACAAAATCTTCTATGACGACGCACGTGTGGACTACAACAAACAAGATGTGTCTAGTTATAAGGACAAGTTCGTCAAGATCATCGTTGAAGAAAAACGGGACTACCAAATGTTTGAAACATTGGTTGATCGTCTTTACAACGTAGGTGCTCACGATGTAAAAATTGTTGAAACACTTGTAGATGCTGATGCTATCGACGATGTGGATCTTGAGACTAAGGATACGATGACACTTCTCAACGAATATATTGATGAAGTAGAGATTGCCGTAGACAAAACAAATCTCAAATCTCTCATGCGTTCGCTATATATTGAATCGTGTGAAGTAGTGTGATGTTCATTCTTACATTAGAAGACCATCCAGATGGTGTGTTCTCTGTGTTTGATGAAGACGAGGATCGTGTTATTCCAATCTGGACTGAAGGCGATGATGCTGAAAGATACCTAATGATGATTGAGGAAGATGAAGATTACCCTCCTATGCAGGTTGTAGAACTTGAAGATCATGTTATAATAGCAGCATGTCAAGATCGTGGACAAAAGTTTTCGATCATTACACCTGACGATTTTTTGATACCACCTGATGATCTAGAAGAATGATTGTTTTTAAAAAAATCCGTTGGAAGAATTTTTTGTCCACGGGTAATGTGTTTAGTGAAGTTGATTTAGAAGCAGGTAGAACAAACTTAATTGTTGGTAGCAACGGAGCGGGTAAGAGCACCATTCTTGATGCCCTTACATTTTCTTTGTTTGGCAAACCGTTCCGTAAGATCAATAAACCATCATTGGTAAACAGCATCAATGAGAAAGATTGTCTTGCAGAGATTGAATTCTCTATCGGTAAGGTAGAATACAAAGTAGTTCGTGGTATCAAACCAAATAAGTTTGAGATCTACTGCAACGGTCAACTGTGGAACCAAGAGAGTTCTTTGGTAGAACAGCAAAAAAACTTTGAGAGCAATGTTCTCAAGATGAACTACAAATCATTTACACAGATTGTGGTGCTTGGTTCTTCTACCTTTGTTCCTTTCATGCGTTTGCCTCTAGCACAACGTCGTGAGATTATTGAAGACATCCTTGACATTCAAGTTTTCTCTACCATGAATGTTTTGTTGAAAGACAAGCTCAGGGAGAACAATGAAGAGTTGAGAGATATTGACTATCAAGTTGATCTGCTCAAAGATAAAATTGAACTGCAGAAGCAACACATGCTATCTCTGCAACAAAGAACTCAAGAAGAAATTGATCGTAAGCAAGAAAAAGTAAAAGAGTATAAAAAAACTGAACTCCAAGGTGCCGAAGATGTGTCTGTTTTGACACAACAAATCGGTAAACTTAATGAAGAAATGCAGGAGTATCAAACTTCCAGTGAAAAGATCAAGAAGTTAAACACTTTTCTCATCAAAGTGCAGTCTAAGTTAGACAGTTGTAAAAAAGAACATGACTTCTTTGAGAAAAATCATGTCTGCCCTACCTGTACTCAAGAACTTTCTGATACACTTCGTAACGAAAAGATTGAAGAGGGTAAGAATAAGTCTGACGAAATGCTAGTAGGATACAATGATATCCTCAAAGCTATTGGTGAAGAAGAAGTCAGGTTCAATAAGTTTACTGAACTGTCTACTGAAGTCAATAACATCAACACTAGCATTTCTCAGACTAACTTTCAGTTGATGACTATCCGCAAACAAGTGGAAGCACTGCAAGATGAGATCAAGGAACTGGAAGGAGCAAACCCAGACAAGAAAGCGGAGTTTGATAAACTGCAAATTCTTGTAACGAGTAAGAAAGATCTGAGCAAGCAACATGCTAATCTGAAACAAGACCGAGATGTCTTGACGACAGCAGGTCAACTTCTCAAAGACAATGGTATCAAGACCAGGATTATCAAGACCTATCTTCCTACCATGAACAAATTGATTAACGAATTCTTACAAAGGATGGAGTTCTATGTTAATTTCACCCTTGACGAGAACTTTGAGGAGCAGATCAAATCTAGATACCGTGATGTGTTTTCTTATGATAGTTTCAGTGAAGGAGAGAAAGCTCGTATTGACATCGCTTTGTTGCTTACTTGGCGTTCTATTGCTAAACTTAAGAATAGTGTGGATACTAACCTCCTCATTCTAGACGAGATCTTTGACGGATCACTTGATCAGTCTGGTACATCTGATCTAGGATGGATCCTCCGTAACTTTGATGATAATACTAAGGTGTTTGTCATCAGTCACAAGCAAGGTCTAGACGACAAGTTTGATAGAACCATCACTGCGGTGAAGGAAAAGAACTTCAGTGTGCTGCAAGAGACAGTCAACGAAGTGACACATGGGATGGTCGGATGACCATCCTTTTTTTGTATGATGATCCCATCAGCAAACGAAAGACATGTACACCCAGGAGATCAAAGGAAACCTCGCCCGCCTGCTCGCTACCGAGAACCTCATTGTAGAGCACCGCAAAGTCCCTACAGCATCGTTTGACGTTGACCGCCGTGTGCTGACGCTGCCTAACTGGGACCGCGCTTCTAGCGTCGTATACGATATGCTGGTGGGTCATGAGGTGGGTCATGCCCTATTTACCCCCAACGAGGACTGGACTGCTCAGCACGAGTGCCCTAAAGACTTCATCAATGTGATTGAAGATGCTCGTATTGAGAAGTTGATGAAGCGTAAGTATCCTGGTCTGCGTAAGTCTTTTGCTGGTGGTTACAAAGAACTGAATGATGCTGACTTCTTCGGTATTGAGGGCGAGGACTTTGATACCTTCAGTCTGATCGATCGTATCAATCTCCACTTTAAGATTGGTGCTAGTGCTATGCTTCCTTTTGCTGAAGATGAGAAGATCTTTGTAACTCGCACAGAGAATGCTGAGACCTTTGCTGAGGTCTGTGAGATTGCTGTTGATCTGTTTGAGTTTTCTAAGAAAGAGAAGGTAGAAGACGTTCCTCCTCCTGCTGCTCAGCAAGGTGAAAGTGAAAGTAACGATGACGAAGAATCTGAGCAGCAACAATCTGAAGCAACTGAATCTTCTCAACCTGAAGCAGGCATTAATAATGCTGGTCCGATTGAGAATGAAGATGATGATCTAGAAGACGAAGAAGAGGAAGGTTCTGATGGTGGAGAAACTTCTGAAACTCAGAGCAACTTTGATCGCGCTGCTGAGAAACTGACCAATCGTTTTGCCAACAATCCTGTGTATGTTGAGATCCCCGAGAGTGTTGATCTCCCTACCTATGTCGCTGACTGGACTGAAGTTCATGACTGGATTGATGAGCAACGCGAGGTCTTCCTTGCTGGTGGTGATGGTATTGATCGCTCTGATCGCTACGATCATGTAGATAAATCTTACAGGGAGTTTCGTAAGCAATCGCAGAAGGAGGTAAACTACCTTGTTAAGGAGTTTGAGTGCCGTAAGTCTGCTGACGCTTACGCTCGTGCTGGTCAATCTAAGACTGGTGTTCTTGATACTACTAAGCTTCATACTTATAAGTATTCTGATGACATCTTCAAGAAAG